CTGTGATCCTGATGGCTCCAATCAGGAAACCACGTTCTCAGGCCATGTTGCAACGCATGGCCGCACTCGAGTCTAAGCTCGGGCGTGCTCTTGTTGCCCGTGCCGGAAAGGTTAAGCTCACACGTGCTATCCGATCCAAGGCTACGGTACGCAAGTCCGGAAATCCTGTCACCATGAAGTTTGGTGCGGACAGTTCCGGCTTAAACAAGTCAGTTGGTTTTACCAATTCTTCTGTCCTTGAACAGCCGTTCAAGGTTCGTATGGAAAAGGTTTGCAACGTTACTGGCACCACTGCCTTTACCGTTGCCCAGGCGTTGTACTTGAACCCTGGTAACTCTGTCTTGTTTCCCATTTTTTCCCAGGAAGCTGCTGTGTATGAACAGTTTCGCGTCAATACGTTACGGTTTTGGTACCGCTCACGCGAATACACTGCCAGCGGCAGCAATGTTGGTGCCGGTTTGGTCCTCCTTGCCACCAACTTTGATCCTGATGATGCCCAGTTCTCCTCTGACACCCAGATGGAAAATTATTGGCATAGTACGTCTGATGCGCCCTTTGCCCCTTCTGGCAAAGGTGTTCTTGTCCATGACGTTCTTGCAGGACATCGCAAGGCTGCTCGGAACTCTGGCAAGCGGGATGCCACTTTGAATAATTATTACGTGTATTCAAGTGGCAACTCTGCCAGTCCCATTACCAATGGGGCAAAGTTCTATGACATCGGGCTCTTCCAGTTTGCTACTAGTGGCAATGTCAGTTCGTCTGACGTTATTGGTGAGCTTTGGGTTGAGTACAGCTTTACAATGATCCACCCCAAGCAGCAGACTCCACTGGGCCAGAATCTTCTTTCTGCGCACATTGTGGAAGCGCCTGCTGCCTCTGCTGCTGCTTCCGGTGGATTTTTCCTTGGCACTAGCGGGGGAGCCGTTCGTTCCGGATCGACCCTCCCTACCGTTACTGCTCGGAACACTTTCACCCTTCCCACCATTGGTGCCTTCATTATTGCTGGCTCATGGACGGGTTCGGTTGCCAATGTTCCCACTTTGACCGGCGGGTCTAATATTAGCAATTTATCTCTGTTGCAAGACTCATCTCAGAGCAATGAGTCTGCTAATTCTGGTAATATTGCTGTTATTATGTGGACTTGTAGCGTCACCAGTGCAGGCACTGGTGCTGCCAATACTGTCACTATCACCGGCCTTACTAGTATGGCCGCTGGTACTGCTGACATTGTCATTTCGCAGGTCCCCTCAGGCCTTCTTCGTCCTAGGGTCCCTGCCCCTGACATTTGCTCTTTCACATCGTCTCAGGTTGCGAAATTGTTGCGCCTGTTGACTGTTGTGGATGATGAGCCTGCTGTTGATCGTGGTGATGGTGTCATCACTATTTCGGAACCGGTTACTCCACTGGTTGGAAGTGTTCCCACCTCCCACGTTCCGGTCAACAAGCTCGCATTATTGCTGTCTACCTTGAGTAAGTAGCTGCATTTCCCTCCCTTTCTATCCTCCCGTGGAGTAGTTTGATCTTCCTATGTACGTGGCTCAGCCCGAGTAGCAAGTTGAAACAGAACTACACACTGGAAAGACGTAGACACCTGGTTCCAACGCCAGGCGCTCCTTTAAGCGGTCTAGGGTATCAGCCCTAGCGTGTGCCCAGTGGTTGGTGACAATCATTGCTAGGCGTGGGAGATTCTGAGGACGGTCATGGTGCGTGGACTCACACGCCCCTCCATGCTCTGGCGCGCATGGTGATGTTTGCACAGTCGCCTCGTGGCATTTTCCTTGCCACTGTTCGTCGTCATTGTGGTGGTGTTTGCTTTTCGTTAATCCCTTTGGTTACTCAACCATGGGAGCGTTTGGCTAGCACCACGGTGACGTTGGCCTCACCTTTGTTGTCTACTAGCGAGTGGGTGACGTTGTCCGCTATCGGGTAGCCTTGTCACGGCGAAGACCCCGTTGCAGACGCGGTGGTGGAGGCAGTATAGCTCTCACCTCACATGCAGTGCTCTCAAAGTGCTCCTGCCGACCGGTAACGTGGTCCGCTGGCTGGTGTGTCGTGTTAGTGGTCCTTGCGTGGGTTAATCGCAAGTGCATTCGTTAGTGTAGATTCCGCCTCTGTTTTAAGCATGCGTTCCAGTGTACGAAAGTCCTGGAAGTTCCGT